GCTCTGCTCCGATCGAGCGATGACCCCAAGTCACGCCGGTATGTGCCGGCTGTGCGCGGGATCATCGAAGGCGTCAACCGGTACCTCGCCAAGGATCCTGAGATCGCGTGGAAGTCGATGATGGGGGCGACGATCGATCAGGCAATGATGGACGAGTTCACCGGCCGCGTGCAGTCGACGCTGACGCGCGAGGAGTTCGCGATCAAGTTCTTGGCGATGAAGCGCTGGTTGCTGATCCGGGGTGATGCGCTGCTGACGATCACGGCCGACGGAACCAAGCCGGAAGGCACGCGGATCGGCATCAACGAGATCCCGGCCAACCAGTACTTCCCCATGTACGACCCGATGGACGCGACGCGGGTGATCGGGGTCTACCTCGCCTCGATCGTGCAAGATGACGACGGCAACGACATCGTGCAGCGGATCGAGTATCAGCGCATTACGAACCCGGACCGGTCCGCGCTCTTTAACGGCGCGCCGGTAGGCACAATCTTCTACAGGATCGGCTACTACGAGCAGGATGGCTGGGACGATCGCGACGGCGATGACCTCAAGCCGACCGATGTGCCGTCCTGGGCCATGCCTCCGGCTGACGCTCCGGCGGATCCGCTCGCCGGTTACCCGCTCCCCACGCAGATCACCACTATCCCGGTCTACCACTTCCGCAACAACCGGAAGGGTGGCCCGGACGGCCAGTTCGGCGTGAGCGAGATCCAGGGCCTGGAGTCTCTGCTCGCCGGAGCGATCCAGAACGCCACCGACGAGGACATGACGGTGGCGCTGCTGGGGATCGGCGCCTACTGGACTGACTCTGGCCGTCCGCGTAACACTGCCGGCCAAGAGGTTGCCTGGGAGATCGCGCCCGGCTCGATGATCGAGCTGGAGAAGGACGGCAAGGTGGGCAAGCTGGAGGGCGTGACTTCGGTCCAGCCGATCCAGGACCACCTCAGCTACATGAGCAAGGTCTCCCGTGAGGCAACTTCGATCCCGGAGATCGCGGCCGGTACGGTGGACCCGAACTCCACTGCCTCGGGCGTGGCGCTCGCGATCCAGTTCCAGCCGATCCTCGCCCACAACGAGGAGAAGGAAGGCGAGCTGGCCTCCAAGCTCACCCACATGCTGTACGACTTGGCGCAGATGTGGTTCCCGGCCTACGAGGGCGTTCCGGCGCTGCAGGTGGAGCCGTCGGTACAGTTCGGCAACCCCATCCCGCTGGACCGGGCTGCCACGCTGAAGGAGATCATCGACATGCTGACGGCGCGCGTGATCTCAATCGAGTTCGCGCAGCAGGCCATCTCTCAGAAGCTCGGCTACACGTTCCCGGACAATATGTTGACGGCGATCATCTCCGAGCAGGAGAAGCTGCTCGACGCGACCGGCGCGCGGCTCGCCACGGATACGACCGGCGCGCCGACCGATCCCAACGCTGGAGCGTAAATGGCCGCTGTACCGGCCGCTCCAGAGCCAAAGGACTGGCTGACTGCAGCGGCAGACGAACTGAGGCAGGGCGACAAGGCGACCCTCGCCCTGCTTCAGGAGAGCTACCGGAACATCAACAAGCTGTTGCAGGGTTTGCCATCTCAGCCGGATGCGGCGTTTGGGAATCTGATCTATCGAGCCCAGCTGGAGCGGACGCGGAAGGCGATCCTGGATGAGCAAGCCAAGCTGTTTGAGCGCCTTGGTGATAAGGTCCGTGCTCGCCGACTGCGCAGCGCCAGCCGCGCGGCTAGGCTGTCGGCTGCTGCTGACGCTGCCCTGCTTCGATTGGTTGGCGAGGGAAAGGCAGGCGAGCGCCTTTACGCCGGAGCCGACATCACCGCCCAGCGCACCGTCGAGACAATTTTGGCTAGAGCAGGACTGAGCAAGGTTCCACTCTCCGAGCGCATCTACAACATGTCGGTGTGGATGAACAATCGGCTGGATCGGCTGATCGCCGGGACGATGGCGCGAGGCCTCAACGCAGCGCGGTTCGCCAAGGTGGCGCGTGACTGGTTCTCGCCGTCCACGCCGGGCGGAACCCGTTACGCTGCAATGCGCCTGGCGCGGACAGAGATCAACAATGCCTTCCATGCGACGTCGATTCAGTACGCCGCGAGCAAGCCGTGGGTCTCGCAGATGGAGTGGCACCTGTCGAAGAGCCATCCGGGCAAGGACAGGTGCGACGTAATCGCTGCCGCGTCGCCGTACGACGTCCACCTGATACCCCGGAAGCCGCATCCGCAGTGCATGTGCTACGTAACAGAAGTGACGCCGGACGAGAATGACTGGATTGACCGTTTTGTCGCGGGTGAGTTCGATGACTATCTGGACCGAGAGCTAGCGAGCGCGGATCACAAGCTCGGCTTGCCGATCAAGCAGCAGAAGACTGCGGCGCCGAAGCTAAAGCCTCTCCAGATGCCAGACCCGGCCAAGCGGAGCTTCGCAGACCGTCTCAAGTCGGCCCTGCCCGGGGCGGACGCGCTGAAGGCTGCCCCCGTCGGTGATGGACGGACGGATAACCCGACCGGCCATACGCCGGAGATGAAGCGCGCGCTGGGCCGCTATACAGGTCGTTGGTATGAGCAGATCAACTCGTTGCTGCGCGGAGGATCCATTGCCGAGGATGAGCGCGAGCGGGCCAACCAATACATCGCGGATCTGGACGCCGCATTCCGGCTGTCAAATCTCCGGGCCGAGGTGGTTTCCTATCGAGGGCTGCATAATGCACAGCGGCTATTCGGCGATCGGATTGAGCACGACCTGACGGGCCTGGAATGGCGTGAAGAGGCTTACGTCTCGACGACCGTGCTTGAGCGCCGTACGCGGGGATTCGTTCACAGCGCACAGATCAACCCGCTGCTGATGCGGATTGTGTCTCCCAAGGGAACTGCCGCAATAGAGGCTAGCAGCGATCTGCTAGAAGCAGAGCTGCTGCTGGACCGAGGGCTCCGCTTTCGCGTAGCGAAGGACAACGGCATAGTAGACGGCATCCGTCGTATTGATGTGGAGGTGCTTGGTGGCTGAGAAGTCTGCACAGGAAAAAATGGCCGAAAGGCAGGCAGGCGATTACCAACCGCCCATACTGCAGGAGCCGGATAATCCAACAGCAGACGTGCCGAATGGTCGGGCCAAGTAGACTCTTGGGCAGATACCAGCTATCTTCCCGAGGAGACATTCAAAATGGCCGACGGTGACGGCACCCAGAGCGGTGCGGAAGGTACCCAGAGCGGTACTGGCGATGACACCACCACGACCGCCAACACGGGCACGACCGGCGAGGGAACCCAGAGTGGTACCCAGACGACGCACACAGACGACGAGGCACAGCGTGCCCGCACCGAAGCGGAGTCCCTCCGGGAGCGCATGAAGGCGGCCGACGCACGGGCAGCGCGCTTCGAGAATGAGCTCAAGCAGCTCAAGGACAAGGACCTGCCTGCGGCCGAGAAGCTCCAGCGTGACTTCGAGAACGCCCAGAACCAGGTGACGCAGCTCCAGTCGACCAACCGCCAGCTCGCGCTGAAGGTGGCCTTCCTGAGCGACAACACCTACAGCTGGCACAACCCGGAGCGGGCGCTGAAGCTGGTGGACCTCGATCAGCTCGATATCGATGCCGACGGCAAGGTGAGCGGTCTGAAGGACGCGCTCAAGGCGCTGGCGACGTCGGATCCCTACCTGGTCAAGCAGGACGTCAAGCAGGAGGAGAACAAGACTCCTCCCGGTACTGCTCCCGGTAACAACGGGGCGAACGGCTCCGGCAAGACCCCTGCAAAGGGTCTGGAGTCCCGGTTCCCCATCCTCCGCACGCGGGTAACGCGCTAGTCGCACCCCCGCAGGATCAAGTCCCTGAGAGGGGTGACATGTCCAGGTTCGACAAGTACGAACCGTTTGCCGGCGGCTTCCGAGCGAAGCTCAACGCGGCAATTCCGTCGGCGAACGCCGGCAAGATCTACGCCGTCTCGCTCAACACGAGTGGTCGAGTGGTCATCGGTGCGTCGGCGATCGCCGACGTGCGCGGTCTGATCTGCCCAACGCAGGCGATGGACGCTGGAGCGGCCATCGACGTGCAGACCGACGGCGAGATCGCCGACGCCACGATGACCTCGGGCACTGCGTTCGCGGCCGGTCTTCCGGTCTACGCGCACCTCGACGGCACCGTGGACCAGACGGCTACCGCCGGCAAGGCCATGGGCTGGACCGTGGAGCTGGACCGCCTCGTCGTTCGCTGCGCGAACGCGGTCTGAGAAGGGAGACTGACCAATGGCAAACGGCTACTCCGCCAGGGCGGATATCCTCACTCGGACTCGTGACGGGCAGGACCTCAACGCGATCTGGGACATGTACGCCTCGGCGCTGCAGTCCCTCAACAACACGCGGCAGCCTCTGATCGATCTCCTCTCCTCGCCGGTCACCGGCATCGTGGACGAGATCGTGAACCCGGGCACCGAGAGCTTCGAGCTGGCCACCGAATTCGGTGTCCCGCAGTCGATCCGTCCGGCCCCGGCTGTTCAGAGCCGCGCGTACCCCTTCAGCTGGTACGACCTGCGCCAGGGTTACACCTGGCAGTTCCTGCAGAAGTCGACCAGCCAGCAGCTGGACGCGGTGCTGAACGTGGCGATGGAGGCCGAGAACCGGCTCCAGTTCGAGCAGGTCATGAAGGCGCTGTTCAACAACGCCAACCGGTCGGCGCTGATCGATGGGTTCCAGACCCCGTTCACCGTCGTGGCCCTGTACAACGCGGATGGCAGCTCCATCCCGCCGTACAAGGGCACCTCGTTCTCCGGCAGCCACAACCACTACATCGGCTCCGGCCTGAACACCGGCCAGACCAAGTTCGACCCGCAGGACTTCCTGGACCTGGCGCACCTCGTCGAGGAGCACGGGTACACCCGGTCCCAGGGCTACAACATCGTGTTCCTGATGAACCCGCAGGACGCGGCGGCCTCGGTGGTCACCTACACCCGCAACGGGACGTTCAACTCCGGCGGCTCGACGTCGGCCGTCTCGCTGTACGACTTCATCCCGACCCAGGCGTCCAACATGACGCTGATGCTCCCGCCGGGGTTCACCCTCGTCGGCGGCCTCGCGCCGAACTCCTTCGCCGGGCTGGAAGTCGCCGGCAGCTGGGGTCCGTACCTGATCGTTCAGGATCAGCAGATCCCGGCCGGTTACATGGTCGCGGCTGC